CGCGCCATCGACTTCCTGCGCGAGAAGTGCCATCGCGAGCCGGATCCGGAAGAAGAAGACGGCATCGAGGACGATCTGCCCATCGCATGAAAGTCCTGATGCTTGACGTTCTGCGCGTGGAAGACATCGATGCGATTGAGGCCGTGCGCCGCATTCGTGCCGGCGTGGCCGTGGAGGCTCCTTTGGCAGAAGCGCAGACCGAGCGGATTCTCTTGCAGAACGGCGTGTTGACGGCGAGCGAAGTGAGAACAACGCGCGTGGCCGTAGAATCGCCCGAAACCGCCGCGCTCGATCGCGCCGGCCAGACCATGAGCAAACCCCGTCCGCAGCCGCGCCCCGCGCCGCTGCGCGAGAAACGTGGAAGAACACGATGAAGCTGCCGGCGCAACCGCAACTCTCGCAACCGCAGCTCGACCGCGCACGCCTCATCGGCGCCTTCATCGAGGGCGTGAATTCGCGGATCGGCGCGGAGTGGCGCGAGCACTGCATTCGCCTTCACGGGCCGCACTGGCGCGAGGAGTGGAAGCAAGCTAGGAGCTAGGAGCTAAAACCGATGATTGAACGCCGTTTCACCAAAAGTGCTGAGGTCCGGGCCAAAGGCGATGACGCCAAACCAGGGCTCGAAGGCTATGCCGCTATTTTCAACGAAGAGTATGTCCTCTTCCAGGGGTACGGCATGCGCCTGGTGGAAACCATCAAGCCCGGTGCCTTCGACCGCGTGCTTCGTGAACGCCAGGACGTGCGCTGCCTCTTCAATCACGATCCCAACAACGTGCTGGGCCGCACGGAGAACCGTACGCTCAAATTGGTGCAGGATCAGAAGGGCCTCACCTACGACGCCGAACTCGATGCCCGCACTCATATCGCGCAAGATGTGCGGTGCTTCGTCCAGCGTGGCGATGTGACCGGCTGCAGCTTCGCCTTCAACGTGTCGAAACAGGTCACGCGCGAGGAAGAGATCGACAATGGCAAGATGACCGTCTATACCCGCGAGATCGAGGAGTTCTCCGACCTCTACGACGTCGGTCCGGTCACTTATCCCGCCTATGAAGGCACCAGCGTGGGAGCGCGCACCGCGGTTGCGTTCGCCCGCGAGCTGCGCTCGGCAGACTGGTTCGAAGGATTGCCGGCCGGGATCCGCGCCCGACTGGAAAAGAAGATCGAAGCCCGCGCCGATGTCGTCACCGGCGGCGACACTCCCGATGGCAGCGGCGAAGACGATCAACTCGAGCAGAAGTGCAATTGCCGCTGCGACGCCTGCGCCGATTGCAGCAACAAGCGTTCAAAGCCCATCCCGATCGATCTGGCGCGCGCCCGCATGGTTACGGCGCAGCTCGATCTCGAGCAGTAACAATTTGCACCAAACCAGTCCACCGCAGAGACACAGAGACACAGAGAACAATCCAGCAGTGAAAACGACAAACTCCATTCTTGAATGCGTTTCTTCCTGCCCTGGCCTTCTCTGTGCCTCGGTGCCTCTGTGGTGAAAATTCTCAAGGAGATACTCTCATGCACCTGCTAGCGCTTTTCGCAATTCCCTTCGCAATTCCCTCCATCAAGGTCATAGCGATCCTGCTGGGAACGTTGCTGCTCGGCTCGGTTCTTCCCTACTCGGGCACCGGCGGAGGGGCGATGGATCAGAACCTCGGGACTTTCGGCCCTTACGTCGACCAGGATCTCTCCATCACGTATCTGACAGGAGGGGGCGCCATCACGCAGACCCACGGAACGGTCTGCATTATGGATGCGAGCGCCACAGCTTATACGCTCGCGACGCCAACAACGGGCGCTCCGGGCGCGGCAACGCCAGGCAACGATGGCCAGAAGCTGACCATCATCGACGGCACAGGCCATGCTCACACCGTGACCACCCCCTCGAACATCATCAACGGATCGAAGCACGTGCTCACCAGCGCCGGAAATATTGGCGATGAAGCTACAGTGCGCGCGTCCAAAGCCACCTGGCTCTGCAATCCCACCACTACTTCGTGGGTCATCAGCTAGACACAAAACAAAAGAAGCTTCAGTTTTGCCGCCGCGCGGCCGCGGCCCGATGGGGCCTGGGCCAGGAGCCTACGCGCCGCCGCGGCGATGCGCACCATCCCGCAAGCCGCGGGCCTGAGAACGAAGCGTGCGTGTTGCACACACACCAAATTCAATTCTGAGGAACCGTCATGACGGATAAAGAACAAAAACTGCGCGAAAAGCGCGGCGCACTCATCAAGGAAATGGGGCAGATCACCGAGGGCGATAACTTCAACCTCGAAGCCCAGACCCGTTGGGGCAAACTCAACACCGAACAAAAGGACCTGAAGGCGCAAATCGAGGCCTGCTCCGCGCAGGGCAATCTCGATGAAGAGATGCGCCGCATCACTCCGCCTCCGCAAGCGCAGCCTGGCGCCACGGATCCCACCGCCACGCGCGAAAACGCCACCGCCGAAGAACTCCGCTTGGCTGAATTGCCGGAAAACGAACGCCGCGCGATCCAGATCATCAGCGGCGCCGAATATCGGCACGGCTTCATGGGATGGGTGCGCACTGGCGAACGCTCCAGCAAGTTCGACGGCCTGGTCCGAGAGGTCCGCGCCTATACCGCGCTTAACGCGGGAAGCGCCGGGCAGGGCGAGGTCACCATCCCGATCGGCTTTCAGCGCGAACTTGAAATCGTGATGAAGGCCTACGGAGGCATGCGGCGCAACGCGCGCATCGTGCCCACCAACACCGGCAACGCCTTGCACTGGCCGGCAGTCGATGACACCGCCAATCAGGGCCGCTGGCTGGCACAGGCGCCCAACTCCCCGGTGCAGCAAACGAACCCGACGTTTTCCGAAGTGGTCTACAACGCCTATCTGGCGTCGAGCGATCAGGTGCTCGTGGAAGTCCAGCTGTTGCAGGATTCCGCCTTCGACCTGGAGGCTCTGCTCGGCCAGTTGCTGGGCATCCGCCTGGGCCGTCTCACGGAAGCGGCATACACCACCGGCACCGGATCCTCCGCCAACCAGCCCACCGGGATCCTGACGTCGATTGAGGACGATTCTTCGCCCAATGTCGTCACCGCTACCGGATCCTCGGCCAACGATGGAGTCGCCGGCAATACCGGCGCCAACTCCATCGGCTCCGACGATTTCGAGAGCCTCATCTCGGCCGTCGATCCGTCCTATCGTGTCGGAGCGAAGTTCATGGCGCACTGGTCTTATGTGGACTACCTACGCAAGGTGAAGGACAAATACGGCCGTCCGCTCTTCACCGATCCCACCACCGGCGAGCTCAAAAAGATCATGGGCTACGAGATCGATTGGAACGCCGCCATGGCTCCCACGGTCTCCGGGTTGCCGACCGCCAGCACGTACTCCGTGCTCTTCGGTAAGTTCGATAAGTACATCGTCCGCGACGTGCTGGGCATGACCATGGTTCGCTACAACGAGCTCTATATGCCGAACCACCAGGTGGGCTTCCAGGCCTATCTGCGCACCGACGGCCAGCGCCTGCAGCAAAAGGCGTTCAGCCTGCTGCAGCAACACAGCTAGAAAACAACAGTGGCCAGTGGCCCAGTGATCAGTTGCCCGGCAAAACAGCCGGGAGTCTGGGACTGGCCACTGATTCACTGGCCACTGACCACTGATGTCGTCCATTCTCGAAATCTCGCTTCCCGCGGTCGAGCCCGTCGATCCCATTGCCGAGCTGACGCCATTTTTGAAGCAGGACGCCGGCTCGCCCCAGGCGACGCTCATCAAGACCCTGGGCATCGCCGCGCGGCGCCAGCTTGAAGACATGCTCGGGCTCACGCTGGCCAACCGCAACTTCGTGCAGTATGAAGACGGCTTTCCCTTCTTCCCTTACTTCCAATCGCCCTATGCTCCGCTGTTCGGCGCCGCTTTCCCGTTCTACTTCGGTTACGGACCGATCGCCAGCTACCCGTACCCGGCGATCGGCGGCCTGCAGAACCAGATGATCTCGCCCTTCGAGAAGCGGCTGATGCGCACCCCGGTCACCGCGGTCCAGAAGATTCTCTACGTCGGCACCGATGGCACAACGCATCAACTCACGCCCGGCGTCGATTTTGTTTGTGACTTCTCTTCGCAGCCGGGCCGCCTCACTCCTTTGCCAGGGCAGCGCTGGCCGGTGGGGATCCTCGGCATCAACACGGTGCAGATTTTCTTTTCCGCGGGCTATCAGGCCACGTCGCAACAATTCGTCGTCGAGCCGGCCATCTGGGAAGAAGAGTTGCAGGTTCCGCAATACGGCTACGTCATCGACGCCAACGACAACGTCCAGGTGCAGACCGTCGCCGGCACGCAAGTCACCGGAACCTCGCGGCCGGATTTTGAGGCCTCCCCCGTGGGCGCGACTATTCCTGCAGATGGCGGCTGCTCCTGGACCAACTATGGCCCCGTCGTCGGCCCCTGGGTCGCCGGCCAGGCGCTGCAGCAGCCGACGATCGTTTTCGATGGCAACAACAATCTGCAACTGCTGAACGTCGCGAATATCACCACTGCCCAGATCGCGCCCACGTGGGCAACGGCGCGCGGCGTGACCACCAACGATAACGGATTTTCCGGCGCATGGCTGTGTCTCGGTCCCAACCAGCCGGGGGCGCAGAATCCTTCCGATGAGATCACCAGCTACGCCGGCGATATTGGCATCCCGGAGCAGTTCAAGATCGCGATCATGATCCTCGCCAACCACTGGTTCTATAACCGCGAGCCGGTCGTGGCCGGCCAGGCCGGGACCGT